GTTCATTCAAAGAATATTCAAGAGGCTATGGAAAGAGTCAAGGTAAAATGGGTCATTTTTGATTGTTTGTTGCTAGACAATGAAACAATAATGGACTTTTCTTATGCTGACCGTTTGGATAAAATGAAAAAACTGCCGAATCAAGCACTTAGAATTAGCGAAGGAGATATTTTGGCCTTTTATAATCAAGCAATTAATGAAGGGTTTGAAGGAATCATTGTTAAAGATGCTGATGCTAGTTATCAAGCAGGTAAAAGAAGTCCTTTTTGGGCTAAATATAAACCTCCACAAATAAATCTTGATGTTGTTATCCTTTCAGCAAAATATGGAGAAGGGAAACGGTCAAGCGTATTCGGCACTTTTGAACTAGGAGTGAAGGCTAATAATGGTTATCATTCAGTTGGTTGGTGCGGAACAGGCTTTTCTGATTCTGATTTAATCAGTTTAACAAACACACTACGAAGAAATGTTGAGTCCTTTGAGAATGCACAATTCTTTGTTTCACCAGTTGTTGTTTTGGAAGTAAAGGCTGATTTAGTTTCAAGAGATGAGAAAGGCAATTTAGGTCTAAGGTTTCCTAGATGTGTCCGTATTCGTGATGATAAGTTTGTTGCGGATATTAATACCTTAGAAGATGTGGAGAGATTAGAATGACTGATGATTTTGCAAAAACAGGGGCAGGTTGGAATACTAAGTATATGTGTAATCATGTAGGTAAACCTATTAAGATTAAAGAAATGTCCGAAACACAAGTAAATAATATGCTGAGGCTAAGTAAACAAAAACTGAAAGTTATTTCTTCTAATATGAACGGATTGTATGAAAGAAGATTTGTTATTCTAAAAGAAGAAGGTTATGAGAGAAAGAACCATAAAGTAAAAATTGCACAGACTCTTGGTATTAAAACAGAAAAACCAGATGATAGACTAAAAGAAATACTTAATCTAGCACTTGCTTATCTTGAACAAGATAAACCAGTAAGTCTAGTTAAGGCTATATTAGAACAAGCGAGGGATGGAGAATGATTCAACAAGGAGAAATGACTATTATAGATACAGTTACATATAGATGTATTAGAATAGATAATGAAGGTTATGCTCACTTGAAGAATATTATTCATGAACAGGGTAGGCCTAAATTAGTATTACAAAAATACTGTCCTTATGTTAAAGACGGTGAAATTATTACACCCGAAAAACCAAAGGCTGAAACTCACAAACCCACAACTAAAATTAATGTAACTCAATTAATTAGAGAGAATACTGATTTACAGATTTCTAATCAAGCAAAATATTTTATTGCTGAATGGGTAGAAACTGCGATTTCAAATCTAGTAAGTAATGCTCATAATAGTGCGGTAGCAAGAGGAGATAGCCGTATAACTGCGGCTCACTTTTATTGGCTTGAAACTAATACTGCTCCTACTGGATATTGGCCTTCTAATATAGAATATATGCAGGATTGATTTTTATGTTTAGTAAAGAAATGTTAATAGGAATATTTTTGGGTTCTTCTAAAATGGACTTTTCTATTCAAAGAGCCAATGATACACAGATTGGGTATAGAGTTAAAATTAAATTGCTATTTAGAGCAGAAGATTCTTTCTTAGATGCTTTAGCACGAAGTCTTGAACAACACCAAATTGGCTATGCTAGGAAAATTACCGAGAGTAAAGCGAGGCCGAAACCAATATTAAGTATTGGCGGAGTAAAGAATCTTTACAAAGTAATGCAACTTGTTCCTAATTTACCCGACCATAAAGGTGAATGGCGTGTGTTAAGAGAAGTAGTTGAATTACTATCAGAAAATAGACAGAATACCGCAGAAGGATTAGATAGAATACTTGAACTTAAAGGGGTCATATAATGGGCTTAACAAGCATGGAAAGAAAAAGAACAATTTTAATCACTGGAAAAACTGGAACGGGTAAATCTACTAAGGCTAGAGAAATGCTAGAAAATGCTATTGTTCTTTACGCTAATGATATTGATTTGGAAGTAGGTTCATTTCCAGTAGAGCGTGGAATCATAATTGAAGATGTTCACTATAAACCTGATAAGGCTTCTATACTTTATATTATTAGAAACTACAAGGGTCAAGTGATTTTAACTTCGATTAATGAAAAATCTGTTCCTAAAGATATAAAGGATATGTGCAAGATTAAGAGGGCTGGCTCTAACAATTTCTTAGCGAGCCAAATAAGCGGAGTAGCCCCACACTCACAACCTCCACATTCATATGAATTAGACACTTATTCATTGGTAAGAAAGTATTTACAATTGACAGATAGAGACTATATGGCGGAATTGTTGTTATTTAACAAACCTGCCGACACACAAATTTTATCGTGGCTTATAGAAAATATGCACCCTAATAGATTAATATTTGTTGATGGGGTAGTTAAAAGAAGATGGAGTCAAAAATACTTTTATGAAATGCTTGCATACGCACATACAGGTAATAGATTTAATCATGGGAGAACTCGTATAACAATGCCCAAAAGACGACAGTATTCCCAAATACCTAAATTATCTAGACGGCTTGGGGTTAAAAACCCAAAGGTTCTAAAACAACTTTTGAATGATAAAGATTTTAGAGAACATGCTAAAAAGAAATTAAATAATGCAGAATGCAGAATTTTAAAGATTGGGGAAAAGAAAAAGAGAAAGAAAACTGACCCAGTAAGAGTAACTCAAACGGCATTAGGTGATTTTGTATGAGAACTAGACAGTTAGTATATAGAATAGAAAACATTTTACAAGGTCGAGAAATGACTTGTAAAGAAATAATGACTGAATTAAATAAAGAAAATGACGATAAGCGGGGTTCTTCTAAGAGAACAACTTCGTTTACATCAAACCAAATTGCACAACTTCTTAGAAATAAAAGATTTGAAAAAAATGGTTGGTGTAAGAAACACAATACAAATATATGGAGGATTAAAAATGATAAGTGAAGGAATAGTAGGATTTATAGGAATAATTGTGCTCTATCTTTTTGGTAGAATATTATTACCTGATGAACGAAAAACAATTAAAACGGAGGAAGAATAATGTTATGGACAGAAAAATACAGACCCAATAGATTAAATCAAATTATAGGACAAGAACACTTTACTTTAGATGCTAAAGGATGGATAGAAGAGAATAATATACCTAATATTTTATTATACGGAAATCCAGGAAATGGTAAAACAGGGGCAGGTTTAGTTATTGCTAAAGAAATACTAGGTGATTCCTTCAATGATAACTTTATTGAAGTAAATGCTTCGGATGATAGAAGGCTAGAGAATGTTAGAACTACTATTAAAAATGTAGCCCAAAGCGGAACAATAGGTAATGCTCCATTTAGAATAATGTTATTAGATGAAATGGATGGTATGACTACTGATGCCCAAAACGCACTAAAACGAATTATGGAGCGTTATGCCAGTAATATTAGATTTATTATCACTTGTAATGATAGAAACAAAATCATCTTTGCTTTACAAAGCAGGTGTGCAAACTATCATTTTAAGCCACTTTCTAATGAAGCAGTTATGGAAGTATTAAGTTCAATTCTCAAGGCTGAAGAAATAACTAGATTCTCCCAAAATGAATTAGACTCCTTTATATATGCTATGAACGGTGATATGCGGAGGGCGATTACTGAATTACAGGCGGCTAAAGCCAGTAATTCATCCCTCAAAACCCAAATTGATACGGGATTAGACGAATATAGAGAATTGATAATGAAAATAACTAATAACAATAATACCTCATTAGATGCAATACACAATCTGTTACATAGTGGATATTCCATTAGAGAGATTTGTGTTGGATTGCATGATGCAGTTATTCTATCTGATTTAGATAGTAATTTAAAATTTAAATTCCTGAGAACAATAGGAGAAAGCGAATGGCGTTCAACCACTATGACTCCTAAAGTATTAGCCTCATGGTTAATAGGACAATTATCATAGATTTGAACAGGAAAACAAAAAATACGGAAGTGAAATACATGGATGAAAATAAGAAGAATGAAATAGAAAAGAGCGCATCATATATTGAAATGAGCGTTGAAGAGGCTCTTGCCAAATTTGAAGAGATTTGTCAAGAAAACAACATTGAAACATCAAACCCAATTTCAATTGGTCTTTGGCGTAATTATGTTGCTAATGTTAGAAGAACTAAAGATAGCGGAAATACAAATGAAGGAAATGATTCCTTTTACAAAAACGCTTTTGGTTTCTTTGTCTCTTTAGATGCTCCTAGAGATATGATGGCTTGGAATAGAATGAAAGCAAAAGAAGAATTTTTGAGAGATGAAGATAAAGCCCTTGAAAACGGAGTTGTCGCAGTTGCTACACAAAACGCTTTAGGAAAGTGGATGGTTTCTCGTTATCATAACGATAAGTATGATGAAAAGATGCTATCAACATTACCTAGCGGTGCAGAAACTTTAGAGGATGGTAGAGTTTATATCCCTCTTGATGCGACTAAAACTTATATGAATGGTGGTATTAACAATAACTACGGAAAACCTCTTCCTGCTGAACAAATGCGAAGAAGCGGTGTTTTCTTCGGTAGAATAGGAAATGGAGAAATGAAGCCTTATTTCTTTTCATATAAGAATCAAGGCGGAGTAGATTTTGCACCTAATACTTTTGAATGGGTGCATTTCCTTTGTGTAGCAAATGATAATGGAACAGACCTTTATGGTGCAAAGGATTTAACAGTTAATAGTTTAACTTATAATAAAGATATGAACCCTGAAGATGTTCTTTATAGTAATCAAGAGAACTTTGACTTTGAGAATTGTCTAAGACAAAACTTTGAATCACATTTAGTTCCGCTAATTGATATGGACAAGGCTCATATTACAAGACAAGCCCTGCCTACAAAGGAAAGATATGTTATTACTGATGGTATGGTAAGTAATATGAATATGACTCCTACAAAGAATGGTAATAGGATTATTAATCTTACTGATTTAAATGCTGAATTAGATTATTCATCAGGAGATACTGGAATTACAACTTGTTGGATTCCTAGCCATCTAAAATTAGACTTTGGGATTGGTTCTACTGTTATTGTAGTTGGCAGAACAAGCCAAAGAACCACAGATGAAGGGGTTGAACCTACAACAATTAATGTTTCTGGTATTTATTGCACAGTAAGGCATGGTTCAGCAGTTGAAGTTGCTGAACCCGTTGAAGAGGACTTCGACTGGTTTTGATTAAAAACCTTCCTTTGTGTAGTCGTTGGCGTTAATGACGGCCATATAGGTGCGAAGCCTATTCCTCTAAAGGCGGGATAAAAATGGAAGATTTAAAAGAAAATAGATATTTATTAAAAGCAAATAGTTATATTATCGACTTAATCAATGTTGATTTTATAACTTGGAAAGAGAACGATAAGGTAGAAAATACTTATTGGGCTAAATTACATATGGGAAGCAAAGAAGCCCGTTATGTATGTGAAGATTTAAACGAACTAAGAACTTTAGTCATGGCTTGGTGCGATTTAAGAGGCAAAGGATTAACTTTGTCTGATAATGACTTAATACAGGAATGGTGAATCAAATGGGATTGACAAGTAATAATAAAGATAATACGGAAGCAGTAGCAGGGCAAATGGTAAATAACGCAAGAGTTATTGCCTTTGCTGACAAATTGAATAAACAAACAAGTATGAGGTTGGCTAGAAACAATCGCTTAATTTGCGGTATTTGGGGAGAACCAAAGACTGTTAAAAGCGGATTGGCTTTAGATTTCCCCGATAAACAAATCTATGTTTTAGACTGGGATGATGGTTGCGAACCAACATGGCGACAAAACCATGAAATGACAAATAGAATCACTCTATGGAATCCTGAAGTTAGAAATGATAATGGAGAATTAGATATTCAAAAGTCCGAAGCAAACTCCGAAGATTTTGTTTTGTTTGTAAAAGAAAAAATTGAACAGGGCGAAGATGTTTTGTTTGTATTTGATGGAATAGATAAGTGGCTAGATTGTTGCACACTTCATGTAACTGGTAGTTCAAAGATTGGTAAACCACAAAAGATGAAGTTTGAATGGGGCAAAAGAAACGCTCCGTTCTATTCATTGTTAATGATGTGCAAGAATCTTAATTGCGACCAAATCTATATTACGCATTCAAAGGCTGATTACGGAGCAACTGGAGAAGTAATTGGCTCTAAACCAAACTGGCATAATTGGGGAGATTATCTCCATCAAATTATTACAACCCGAAGAACACGCAAGAAGAATGATGTTGTGTATAAGGCTGAACTGTTAAGCAGTAAAACCAATACAGAACTTGTAGGTAAGTCTTGGGAATCATTAACTGTTGGTGCAGGTAATG